GGGAAGATCCATGGATACCGCGCAGGGATTGGTTCGGGCGAGATTGATATGGCTCTGACGATTCAGCAGTTGCAGGCGAACCTGGACGCGATCACCCTGGCCATCGGAGGCCCGACGCTCAAAGTGCGCTTCCCGGATGGGCGCGAGGTGACCTACCGCTCGATGGACGAACTCTTGAAAGCGAAGGCCACCATCGAAGAGGATATCCGGAAGACCAGCGGGCAGGCCGGCAGCCGCGTCCGGTTTGCGCAGCACCAACGCGGCGATGGACCGACGGGCCCGAGTAGGTAAGACAAGCCGTAACTGGCCTGTATGCAGGGGACCCCGATCTCACGGCACGACAATCACGAGCCCTTCGATTTCTCGAAAGTCGCTATCACGAGTTACCAGCGTCGCTCGGATGGCGAGAGCGGTCGCGGCCATCCAGAGGTCGTTCTCATCAAGCGGGAGGCCGCGGCGCTGCCGAGCCACCTTCACGCTTGCATAGTGATCGCCAGCACCAGGCGGAATTGGTTCGCATGCCAGCGCTGCGAACAGTCTCTGGGCTTTCACCTCGAGCTCGGAGCGGCGTTTTCCCGCAGCCAGCCTTTCCAGGCCAAACAGAATCTCGCCACGGGCGACAGGACACACCACAACGCGGTCCCCGGTTCCAACGGAGGACAGCCATGCCGCCATCTTGCCGTCTTCCCGCATGATGGCGCTGATTGCGTTCGTGTCGAGAAGATATGTCACGATTCCGGTTAGTTCGAAAAGAGGTCGGGTGTTTGGACGGGCAACTGTCCGGCCGCAATGGCCGCGTCGAGTTCATCGACGTCCGAGATACTCAGGTGAGGCGGCTCCTGCATCACTCGCAGGATCGTGGCGGCGGAGCCGACGCGATATTCGGGGTTGCCATCCACAAGCAGAGTCAAACGCTCGATCGCCAGTTGCTGGACGCTCTTGTGCTGTGCGGCCGCGATACCCTCAAGGCCGCGCGCAAGTTCGTCGGGCATTTCGATAACCAGGTTCGCCATTTCACTCAACTCCCTGTCTTATTGTGCCTCATATAGGCGCCGTGCGTGCAATGAATCTTCTCGACCGGGCCATCGGCGTCGTCGCGCCGCGCGTTGCGTTACAACGCGTGCGCAGTCGCGTGGCGCTGGAATTGACCACGGGCTATCTGGAGCGTCACGCGCAGCGATTCCGGTACGACGGCGCCACCGCCGGCCGCCGCGCCCATGGCTGGTACGCCGCCTCGACCGACGCCAACGTCGAGCTGATGGGATCGCTCATCTGGCTCCGCAACCGCAGCCGCGATCTCATCCGCAACAATCCCTATGCGGCGCGCGCGGTCGAGGAGCTTTCCGGCAATGTGGTTGGGACTGGCATCGTGCCGAAAGCCAAAACCGGCAATGTGGGCCTCGACAAGATCATCGACGCCGAGTGGCCCTTCTTCGCCGACGGCTGCGACACGCCGCAACGCCTCGACTTCTATGGCATGCAGACGCTGACCGTCCGCACCATGGCCGAGAGCGGCGAAGCCATTGTGCGGTTCCGCCCGCGCAACGCTGTTGCGGGGCTGCGCGTTCCGCTTCAGCTCCAAATGCTCGAAGCCGATTTCCTCGATCAGGCCCGCACCATGGGACTGGTCAACGGCCACGTGATGGAGGGCGTGCAGTTCGACGAACTCGGCCGCCGCGTCGCGTACTGGCTGTTCTCGTATCACCCCGGCGGCGTGCTGATCCTCAATCCGCGCGGCGGGATTGTGAGCCAGCCGGTGCCTGCCGACCAGATCCTGCATGTCTATCGCGTGCTCCGGCCCGGCCAGGTGCGCGGCGTGCCGTGGCTCGCGCCCGTGATGATGGCGCTCCGCGATCTCGACGACTACTGCGATGCCGAACGCGTGCGCAAGAAGGTGGAGGCCTGCGTCACCGCTTTCGTCGAGCAGCCCGAGGGCATTGACGGCGACCCTCTGGGCCTCGCCGGTACCGACCCCTCGAGTGGGCTGCCGGTCGAGAGCTTCCAGCCAGGCATGGTCGAGTACCTGAAGCCCGGCCAAAGCATCAAGTTCAACAATCCGCCGCCGGCCGGCGGCTACCGCGAATACAAGATGACCGAGTTGCAGGGCATCATGGCCGGCATCGGCCTGCCTTACGAACTGGGAACCGGCGACATGTCGCAGGTGAATTACTCCTCCTGGCGCGGCGGCATGTTGGGGTTCCGCAACACGGTCGAGGCTTTCCGATGGCTCACCTTGATTCCGTTGTTCGCGATGCCGGTGTGGCGGCGGTTCATCGACACGCTGATTCTGCAGGGCCGGATTCCGGCCTCCGCCGCCGAAGACCCGAAGATCAATCTCCGCAGCGTGCAGTGGACTGCGCCGCGTTTTGAGTCCGTCGATCCGGTGAAGGATGCCGAGGCGGTGCTGAAAGACGTTCGCATGGGCCGGAAAAGCTGGTTCGAAGCGGTGCTGGAAAACGGCTACGATCCCACCACGCAGCTTGAGCAGATCGCACTCTTCAACCGGCTGCTCGACAAGTTCGAGATCATCCTCGACTCCGACCCGCGGAACACCACGCTGCGCGGCCAAGAGCAACCGGCGAATTCGGAAGAGCGGACTCCGACGAGTAAGGTCACACCTGGAAAGCCCAAGGGACAGGGTTTCGCGGCACTCTCGGAAGAGGACCTCGGGACCGTGAAGGATCTGCTCGTCGCCGGGATGTCACGCGCGGGCGGCAGTTTCGAATCCCCATCGCGGCTCTACCGGGGCTGAACACTCACTTCAACAAGGAAGGATACCCATGAAAGGCAACCCGCAGGTAATGGCCGGAGTCCAGACGGCCATCAATATCGAAGCTTCATTGATGCTTCAGTACCTTCTCGATCAGCGCGACGTGAAGCGCCTGGGGCTGGATCTGGCCGGCGGCCTGAAGCAACTGCACGAGCAGTGCGCAGACCACATGAAGCAGCTCGTCAGCCGCCTGCTGTTCCTGGAGGGCGCGCCCACCATCGAGCCGAAGCCCGTTGCCACCCACGACAGCGTCACGGACATTCTGAACGATGCCTTCGCGGCCGAGCAGGCAGCCATCGCGCAGTTCACCGATCTGTGCAGGCAATGCTACGACGCTGGCGACATGTCGAACTTTTATTTCCACCAGCACCTCATCAAGTGGCATCGCGAGGGCGACGACAAGTTCAAAGGCCACGTGGCCTGGCTGCAGAAGCAACTCTACCAGTTGCAGCGGCTGGGCGAGAACGATTACATCGCCGTCAACGCGACGAAGAACTGAGGGACATCGATGCCGCTGCTACGAACCGAACTATCCACCACGAACGCTGGCGTGCCACCGCCGGCACATAGCGACGCGGAAGTCCTCTCCGCCGACGCGCAGATATTGCCCAGCACGGCCAACGCCAAGGACGGGACCATCGATGTGGTCTGGTACAGCGGGGCTCCCGTTCCCAGGATCGATCGCGCGACCGGCGAACCTTACATGCTCCAACTGGACATGCAGGGCTGCCGGCTCGACCGGCTGAACAATGGCGCACCGGTCTTCGACACCCACTTCACCGGCGACGATTTCAAGTCGCTGATCGCCGGTAAAGCCGGCACACGGGCCCAGGTGGGCGTGGTGCGCCGCGCCTGGCCTAACGGCGACAAGGGCATGGCGACGCTGCAGTTCGATCTCGGCGGTCCGGACGGCGCCGAGATGTTTCGCAAGGCCAGCGCGGGCATCCTCCAGAACCTCAGCTTCGGCACCTTTGTTTACAAACGCGAGAAGCTCCAAACCGAAGGGATGCCCGAAGGAAAGCCGCCGTACTTGAACGACAAGGAAATCGGCATGTTCAAGGCCACCGATTGGGAACCGTTCGAGATTTCGCCTTGCACCGTGCCGGCCGATTTCAACACGTGCTTTCTGAACGCAGTACGGGCCACCAGCCCACAAAAGGAGAAACCTGCCATGGAAGAGACAACTACCGGGGACACGGGCGCGGGTGCCCGTACCGTGGACGAACAGGCCCTGACCGCGGCGCGGGAGGAAGCGGTCCAGGCCGAGCGGGAGCGGGTCAGCGAGATTGAATCGCTGCGCGCCACCGCAACCAGGTACAACATCGACGGCGCCGTGATCAGTCAGTTCATCGCCAAGGGCACGTCCGCCGATCAGGCCCGGAAGGAACTGTTTGTCCAACTCGCGGAGAAGGGCGAGTTGAACCTCGATGGCGACAGGTTCCCGATCCGCGGCGAGGGCGGCGCCTCGGTGACCCGCGATGGCATGGAGCAGCGGCTCGCCTGTATGCAGATGGCTCTGCTCCTGCGCGCCGATGGCCGGTTCTTCCTGGCGCGGCGCCGTGACCACAACGGCAATGACCTCGGGGAATACCTCGACGGTTGCGGTCCCGAGCAGCACAAGCGCGCCGCCGAGATGGCCCGCGAGTACCGCAATTTCAAGCTCATCGACATGGCCAAGGAAGCCTTGGAGCTGCGCGGCACCAACCCACGCGGGATGGACGTGACGCGGATTGCCGAACTGGCGCTCCGGGGGTCGTCGCGGGGACCGGAGTTCTTCGCCGGCGGCGCCGAATCCACTTCGGACTTCCCGGCGATCCTGGCCAATGTCGCCAATAAGACCCTGCGCCAGGGTTATGAAGCCTATCCGCGCACCTTCCAGCCGTTCTGCCGGCAGGTGACCGCGCAGGACTTCAAGCCCATCAACCGCGTGATGCTCGCCGATGCCCCCGCCTTGCAGGCGCTGAATGAGAAGGGCGAGTACCACCGGGCGAACCTGACCGACAACAACATCAATTATTCGCTCGGCACCTATGGCGAGATCGTGGCACTGACCCGCAAGGTCATCATCAATGACGACCTTCAGGCGTTCACCCGCGTCCCGGCGTTGCTCGGCGTGGCGGCGGCGCAACTGGAATCGAACACCGTCTGGGGCATCATCACATCGAATCCGGCGGCGGTGTACGCGGGCGACAAGAACTCCACCGCGCTGTTCCACGCCAATCACGCCAACCTGCTGGCCGGCGCCGCCAGCAGCATCGACAACACCGTGCAGAACGCGGCGCCGCTGACCGCGCTGGGCAAGGGGCGCGGCGCCATGCGGCTGCAGAAGGGGCCGCAGGGCACGCCGCTGAACCTCATTCCGCGATTCATCGCGGTTCCGACGGCGCTGGAGACCTACATGGTCCAGCTCGTGTACCCGATCAACATCGCTTCCGCCGATGCGACGAAGGTGGTTCCGGAGTGGGTGCGCAGCCTGATTCCGGTGGTCGAGCCGCGTCTCGATGCCTCGACGAATGGGACCACGGGCTGGTATCTGATCGCCGACCCGGCACAGATCGACACGGTGGAGTACTGCTACCTGGAAGGGCAGCAGGGCGTGTACATCGAAACCAGGCAGGG